CACAACCCTTGTGTAGATATCGGTCATCGTCTCAGCATTGACGGAGACGTACACTACAGCGCTGCCAGAGAGCGATAGAAGGCTTCCTGTGCTGGATGACACAAGTGTGCGAGACATGGTCGTGCCGGAGCTTGTATAGACCCCGTTGCCTATCTCCCAAGCTGTGCCGTCTTCAATGACGTATGTGACCGTGTTGCCGTCAGCTACGCCAGCGGCAGCAAAGCTCTGGAAGCCAGATGATGCCGACCCAAGGGTGATCGTTCCCGACCCCGTAGTCGCAGTGGTCATCTTTGCGCGGTTGACGAAGGTAGCCATGTCTAGGCCACCTTATGCGATACGGATGATGGCGTTGGTTGCGTCAGCAGTGGGGAACACAATGGTGAAGTCGCCAGCGGTCGAGGTCTTGTCAGCACCGAAGTCCAAGATCACCACAGTCGGGTTGGTCAAGCCAGCCGACGAAGTCGTGTTTGGTGTGGTGTTGTAGATCATAGCGCCACGGGCAGTGATCGAAGCAGTTGTGAAGGTGATGTCTGCAAAGTCAGTGAACGCAGTGGTCCCTGAGTCTGTTGCAGTGATGTTGGTCAGCGTACCGCCGCCAGCAGAGTACGAACCAGTTGCGGCAACCTCGTTGGTCGCCGTGTAGGCCGTGGTAGCTGCGGTGAACGATGCACTGTTGGTGTACAGTGCAAGCTTGAACGCATCACCAGTGGAGAGCGTGAAGTCGTGACAACCCTTCAAGAGTTCTGTCTTGAAAGACGTAGCCATATAGTTGCCAGTGAATGCCATGTCAGATCCTCCTGATCATTTCAGCGAGGTCATTATGACCCGCATTCTTGAGTGTATTATACACAGTTGTGCGATCACTTGCGATAGCTTCGCGCATATAGAACACGACAACCCTTTCGATGTGATCCTTGAAAGCCATTGCCTGTTCGCGGATCTCAAGTGGCGCTGTTTCAGACACATACATCAGGCGATCAGCGCAGCGCTTTGCAACCTCTTCAGGCGTGAAGCCGCGACCAGATGTGGTCTGCACACTCACAAGGGGGATATCCCTTGGAATACTCATATCTCCAACGCTCATTTATCCACCCTTGGTTCGCCGTCTCTGTAGCTGTCGCGCTTGCTACGATAGTCGATGACGCCTAGACGTTGAAGGGCCTCATCATACTGGGCTTTGTAAGCCGCCATGAGGTCACCATCCCCCTTCATGAACACATACGCCTCAACCAGAGATCCATACAGCAGAGCGGTCTCTGCGTTCTCTCCAAGCCACGATGTGCCAGTGTCCACGATGGATGGTGGATCGTAGTAGTAGTGCAACTCTACCTGATATGATTGATCAGGGGTTGGACCCAAGATCAGGTTGCCGTTGCTTGTGGCAGGTGCGTCACCATCGAACTGACCATAGTACTTCGGCAGTGCAGCGGTTGATGGGCTTGGGTAAGCCTCACGCATGAAGTTCACATCTTTGTCGATGAGATAGTTATAGTTTCCAGATGCATCAATCACAGCCAGAGAGAAGACCGACAGGAAGTCTGACGGTCTGGCAAGGTACTTGTTGCCAGCCGTCAGGTTACCCGTCACGTTCTTGCGAAGCTCTGGAATCATCACGGAACGGTAGATGCGCTCTTCGTTCTGCTGGACAAAATTCGGAATGTTCGCCACGAAGGTTGCTTCGTAGTTTTCCGTGTAGTCCTGAATGGCTTGCGAAAGCTGCGTGTAGTTCATGATTCACCCAGAAGTTCGATAGAACTTAATAGCAGCCAGAGAAGCCCTTGCCGCGCACAGCAGCGCCAGTGCCACGCATGGAGCCACCGCTTGCCTTCTTCACGACACCGCCACCAGCCTTCTTCACAACGCCACCAGACTTCATGGACCCCGCTGGGAACTTTCTTCCGGCAAAGGTCTCTCCAACATCGCGCTTCACACGGCCAATGCTGGCGGCGTCTTCGGCTTGCTTGCGAAGGGTGTCTATGTCAACTTTTGTCCCCGGATGCGGAGGAAGCGTTGTCGTGGTGATCTTGGGAGTTGTGATGCCCTTTAGCTTCTTCTTTTTTTTCACAGCCTTGGGAGCTTCAACCTTTGGTTCGCTACGAGCCTTCTTTTCGGCCTTGGTGAAGAAACGACGAGTCTTGAACCCGGAGTTCTCATCATTGTTGCCTTGGACCCACTCGAAGTCCACGCCTTCTTTGTACTTGTCGTCGTCCTGAGCCATGATGGCCTCCTAGAGATAGTTAGAGTTAAAGATCAGTACTGCTTTGCCTTCTTAGTGCCGCGAGTGGCACAGCCAACGCCACGAACAGTGCCGCCCATAGCCTTCTTCACAACACCACCACTCTTTTTCTTAGCAGTCCCGCTCTGCCCTTCATACGCCATGAAGCCACGCGCCTTTGGAGCATCTGTGCCATACCGTTCGATCATGTCTTTGGACCGTTTATATGTGTCGAGAAGACTACGACTACGAGATGCGTCTTCCGCGAGAGCGGCGGAGCGACCAGATGTTCCCTTATCATCAGACAGTTTGCGCTTCTTTAGGCTTTCATCTGACTTTTTAATCCCCGTGCTTAGGGCTAGTCTCTTTAGCTCAGTTGAAGTCTTAGCCATGATGGCCTCCTCAAGTAGTGGTTACAGTTACAGTTCCAACAGATCCTACAGCATATTGCAGTGGATTCCAAACAGGGTTCCATCCCCAGATGGCATTTGCTTCAGCCTGAGACGTATCTACCCGTGGTTGATACAAAGACTGAGGATCGAAGATCTTGACCCGTCCAAGGTAAAGCTGTGGCTGGTCAGGGTCTACAACGTCTTTGCCAACACGAAACCCCGTCCTCTTGCCAAGCCTGACTTCCCAGACAAGCTCATTCAGCGGATAGCGAAACCCTGTCAGGTCGCAGAAGCCGAATGCTTTACTACCCTTTGCGTATGCCATCAGTACCCCATCACAAAGCTGCTGAACGGGACAAACATGACCGAAGCGCGGTCACGATCTTCTTCTGCTGCAAGTGCGAACTGATCCTCATACTCTTGCTTCAGCATCGGGATAAGACCCTGAGACTGAGGCTTCTTGCAAGCGATGTAGTATGCAAGGCCAGCCACTAGGGCTGGCACAAAGCGCGGAGGAACTGTCGTGACTTCGCCGCCGATACCAGACGCCAGACCGTCAATGAACCGCAGTCTGTAGTACACAAGGGTGTATGGCGTGGTGTTGTCAGGAACGGGCCACAGCGTCACTGTAGTGCCGTTGGAGAGGCGCTGCACATAGATCTGCGTGGGTAGACCAGTGATCTCTTTGTTGGTCAACTGAGCGTAGTTGGAGACCGACACACGCTCTAGGTATGTGTCAGTCTGGCTTGTGCCGCTGCCTGTGCGAAGCTGATGCTCAATCAGGTCAATCGTGCCTGTAGGCATCGTGTAGGTCTTCGTGCCAGCGGTTAGGGCCTGTGTGCCTGACTCAATGGTGAAGAGGTTCAGGCCACGATTTGCCCACTCTAGCGTCATGATGTTCAGGCTACGGCGGGCAGTCTTCAGGTCATAGCCCGACCGCATTTCAAGGCCAGCCCGCTCAAAGGCTTCCTCAAACAGTTCTGGCAGGTCGGGTACTATAACCGTCATAACATTCTCACTTCATCTTCTTGGGGGAAGCTGCCTTCTTGGCAACCATCTTCATAAAGCTCGATTGAACTTTTCCACCCTTCTTCATGGCGGGAGTTGCAGCCGTATGAAGAGCCTTGCTGGTGGTCTTCTTTGCACCGTCACCGGGGGCTACAACGCCACCCATCTTCATCTTCTTGGTGCGGTTGCCAAACAACTCTTTGGTCATGCCGCTGCGTCCAATAGCCATGTCAGTCTCCTAGCACTTCCAAGCCCTCAGGCTTTTGTTGATACGGCTGTTGGGATCATTAGCCGTCTTTGCACTCGTAAGCTTCTTCTTCATGCCCGTCATCCTAGCACAGAAGGAAGCTTTGCGAGAACCTCCTTCTGGCTGTGGAGCCTTCAACCCCGGCTTACCGGGATTGGCCTTGTTGTAGGATGCACGACCCTTGGCATTGAGACCGCCAGCAGGGTTCTTTCCTTCTTTGCGTGTCCAAGCAGGGGTCTTTGCCATCTTATGCCTGAGCCTCTTTCCAGCCAATACGAGCTTGAATGGTGGAGCTTGTCGCAGAGAGCGGCACAGCCACAACGTAGAGGATGTCAGGGCCATCAGGATAGAAGCCAGCCTGAGACGTTGGGATCGTATTGCTTGTACCACCGCCAAGGATAGAGTTTCCAAGGTCGCGGACGTTGCTCAGGTCCAGCGTGGTAGCACCACTTGTGTTGGTGTAGCTGGCGAAAACCGACTCACCACCAGTGACGGTGACGGCGTTGGTGTTCAGCGCAATCTGAGCCAGAGACGATGTGATACCGCCAGCTTGCTGCACTGGAGCCACAAAGCCACCAGAGAAAGCGCCGCTGGCAAACCCGTTTAGTACGAGGTTGATCAAGTATCCAGTACCCGTTGTGTACAGACCCAGCGAGTCAAGCTGAAGCTGCATACGGTTGATAATCGCCTTTGCACCCAAGAGGCCAACGGTGTTGTTGTCCACAGAAGGGGCAATGCGGATAGCCATGATCACGCGAGGCGTTGTTGCAGCGGTGGTGATAGCCGTGGTCATACCGTAGTTGAAGATCAGCGACTTATCGTCATCAAAGCCACCGTCCATGATCACTGAGGAACCCCAGTGAGACAGAGAAGGCAGAGTGTCAGGCGATACAAACTCAACCGACACAGGCGCTGTGGCGCTGTATGTGAAGGTCTGAGCTGCTGCGTTGCCACCAGTTTGCGCCCTTGCTGCAATCGTGAACGTGGTGTTGGTTTTGCTTGAGTAGGTGATGTACTCAACCGTCCCGCCAACAGCAGCGTTGGAGATCTTCAAGGTTCCAGATGGCGCAAATCCAGCAGTGCTTGTTACACTGATAGTTCCACCAGTTGTTGCAGCGCTGGACAGGGTTGCAGTGGTTGCTGTCAGTGCGCTGATGCCATTCGACTCATAGTGAGCAGCCATGTTGCCAGAGCGCATATATGCTTCGTACTGCACGTTGTTGTTGGTGAACTGGTAGACGTAGGAGATTGCACCATTGGTGGTACGCATACCAAACCGCGCAAAGCCAGCGCCATACCAAGAGTACTCAATGTAGAACATCTGCATACGGGTCAGATCAAGCGTGTATCCAGAGGGACCAGTGCCATCTAGCTTGTCTGCCCATTGAGACTGCGGGACGCGAGTATCTGTGGTCTTAGACATCGTGATGCCAGTTGCAGTCGTCCCACGGTACTCCGGGGAAACGTGCATCGCAGTGTCACTCAAGATTGTGGTGATGCGGTACGACTGACCGCGAATGACCACAAAGTCACCAACATTGACTGCGCCGCCAGTTGCAAACAGGGTGCTTGTACCTGTCACGAGGGTGGATGCGTTGGTAACAGCAACCGTTCCCTGAACCTGCTGAACGCTGTTGCGCCAGACAACGTACATTGTCTGACCATCAAACTCAAAGAAGAAGCCGTTCTGCTGGTCAAAGAAGCCAACACGGTTCGATGATCCGTACCAAGTGCCGGGAGACACACGGATGGGGAAGCCAGTTGCCGGAGACAACGCTGGCGTGGCATCCATTGTGTAGGTCAGCGTGGTGGGTGTCGGCACAGATGCAATTGCGTAAGTGCCGTTGTACGGCGTCTGTGTGCATCCAGCGACAGTGATGGTTGCACCAACGCTAAGGCTGTGTGGGTACAGTGTCGTAACCGTTGCCGTGGTCCCGGATGATGTGATGTTGCTCAAGAACAGGGCTGGCTTGAGGCTCGTACCCGTCGAAAACTGAATCGACTTACCAGACTGATAGCGGAAGTAACGGCGTGTCTGGCGGATCATCTGAGAGTTAGGCTGGTTTGAACCAGCGGTGAATGCAACGCCGCCATCAAAGGGGCGAGACTCGACGCCACCCGCTGTGCGGGCAAATAGGTTCACAATGCCAGCGCTGTTGCCAATAGTCCCTGTCGGGGCGTTGACGGTGACGAAGGTAAAGGTGTTGTTCGTGGGCGTGGTAGCCACAACCCAAGCACCGTTGGGAGCGTTGCTGCTTGCTGTAGTGCCAATCACATAGATCAGAGATCCGGAAGCGAGGCCATGCGGGAACGATGTGGTGCAGGTGATGGTGGTTGATACAAACGTGAACGCGCTTGTAGCCAGAGCAATGCCGCAGTTACTGTAAAAGTAGCCAAGGTAGACATATGTGCGTTCTGCTGAGAACTGGTTGCCCACAGCCACGTTGCCGGATGCGGTGTAGGTAACGCTGGTGCTGGCGCTCACAGCATCAACGTAGTACCAGCCGTTTGCATTTGGGTCCAAGGCGTTCTGAATAAAGATTGTACTTCCAGCAGAGAAGCCGCTTGTGTCAGCCATAGAGACAACAACACTGCGAGTCCCGTTGCCAGTGACCGCTGTAACTGTACGCGCTGCTTGCGGGATGTAGTAGGTGCTTTGGCGGTTGTTAGCCAAGCCAATAGACTCCCACTTTGTGGGCTGCTGACCGTATTCAAAGTCAGTGTCTATGAGGGAGCGAGGCGATGATACACGCATCTTCCCAACGGCGTCTTGAGACCCCGGAGATGGTGCGATCATCAGTGCGCCGCCAATGCCGGACCCTGCGACACCGTTTGACGGTAGAGATTTATTCGTATTCGGGTCTACAAGGTTCCAACCAGACATTTTCTGCTCCTAGAAAATTGTGGATGCGGCCCCACTTGGGGGCCGCTCTGACTCAGTTATGCCAAGTCGTGTGCTTGGATGTAGCGGACTGTCAGGGTTCCAACACCTGTGCCTGTGTTCGCAGACAGAACGTAAATTTGCGAACCAACACTCCCGTTGTCATCCCAGTTTGCGGTACGGGTTGCATCGGAGCCGGGAGACAGGCCAATAACACCGATAGTGCCACCCGCAGCGGCAGACACAAGTTCAGTCGAGGTTGCGCTTGTGCCAACACTGAAGGTTGTCGCAGCGCCGCTCCATACAGTGAGAACAACCATCTGCATATTCAAGATGTGGCTGTCGGCGGGCAGAACGATTGGGGTTGCCAATGCGGTCGCCGTTCCAGCTTGCGTAATCGGGAAGGTCTGAACCATCACCACGTTTCCAACATTTCGCACGTTGGTTCCAATGGTAGTGCCAGTAGTGTCACGAATGTCACCAGCGCGAATTGGGCCAGAGAAAGTAGTCGTACCCATGTTGGGTTCCTTTGCACAATGGGCCACTCTGTCTGTGCAAAGTCCGCTGGGTGCGGTCAGGGTGGCGGTTAACCCAGTAGTAACCAGAACAGTTTACGCGCACATTGAAAAAAAAGAAAGGGTCGCTTTCACGACCCCTTCAATCAGTTCAATAGAACTTTTCTCAGTGCAGGTTATGCACCGGGAGAAGCGTAGATGCCCAGCGGGTCAGACACGCCGAAGCTGTAACGCTCACGGGCCTTGTAACGGACGTTGCCAGTGTCGAAGTCACCGTCCATCGACGTGGACATAGCCACGCGATTGAAGTGCTTCATGCCATTGGGAATGTCAGTCGTCAGGAACCATGCGTCAGTGTCAGTCAGGTAGTGATTGACACGGTAACCTTCGGGGATCGACCCGTTGGTACGCAGAGCGTTGATGTCGTTGTCAGCCGTGCCAACGCGCAGGTCGGTCTGCAACAGACGGGTCGCCACAAACATCAGCGAAGGCGGGACAATCAGCTTGCGCGGACGACCAGCAATCAGCAGACCACGTTCGTCTTTGAACGCAGCGATGTCGATAACGGCTTGCTCAAGAGCAGTCTCGTTCAAGTCGACATCAGTGGTGGGGCGGTTCGAGTTCGTTGCACCAGACACCGTGGGGTGTGCGGTGTTGAACAGGGTCACGTTATCACCAGAGGTGAAGGTCGTGAAACCGTTGTTCAGCAACGAAGCAGCTTTGACCTGCTTGGTGTACGCCATACCACGGGCCAGAGCCTTGGTGTAACGTGCAGACAGCGAGTCGTACAGGTTGTCTTCCATCGCTTCTTCAGTGATGGCGAAACCCATAGCCACGGTCTCGTGGGTATAACGGGCAGTGAACGATTCCTGCGCGTTATCGTAAGTGATTGCAGAACCTTCGTTTTTGACAGGTGCTGCTCCAAAACCCGATAGTTTCACTTCCTCCTCAAAGGAACGCTCTGAGCTTTCGGTCTCGTAGATTTCGGCGTGTTCGTTCTCATACTTCTTGTATTCCAAACCAAACAGAGCGTTCAGTCCGGGAAGAAGTTCTTTGAGAGCCTGTGCGCGTGAAATTGCCATTGATCAGCCCTCCTATCAGACGCCGAGCGGGTTGTAATACGAGTGTACGCCAAGGTTGTACTTGACGATGAACTCAGGATAAGCGTCAGCTTCCGTGCCACGGACCACATCGACAATACGCAGAGCGAGAGTCGTGGTTGCAGCAAGAGAACCGCCGTTGGAGCCAACAACAAGGTTGAAGCTGGAGATACCGCTAGAGGTATTACCACCAGAACCAAAGCCGATAGCAGCGTTCTTGCCGATAGCGCCGGGCCAACCAGAACCCGAAGTGCCGGAGTTGAACGTGCCAAGAGCAGCGGAACCCTTGATCTGGAACAGTGCGTCAGGGTCATCCATGACCATGACAAACACTTCAGTGCCAGAAGCAGCGTTGGTGACAGCGTTTGCGGGCAAGTAGTTTGCATACAAAGGCTGGTTGGTTGCTGCACTCACATAACGAGCGCCAACACAAACACCCACGATACCAGCAGTAGCGTTTGCTGACGTTGCGGGAATCTGGATTGCCACAGGCGAAGTGGTGACAACAGCCGAAGGCTGACCAGCCGACGACAGGACGACGAGGTCGCCATTGAAGATAGCTGCGGTGTTGTTCGCAGCAACCTTGTACTCGCGGATAACACCGCCATTGTAGGACTGACCGCCAATCAAGTTCAGCGGTTTAAATCCGTAACCAGTAGCAACAGTCGACATGATCTGCTCCTTGGTTTAGGGTTTCATTTCAGGCAATCACTTGCCAAAGTTCGTAGTCTTGGATGACCGCTCTGGACGCAGAACAGGCATCCGTGGGTCGCTTTCTCTGAGGTAGCTGCTGTCCACGGCTTCCATCTGCTGTTTAGAGATTTCAGCCTGACCTTGGATACGCTCATCAGCGAACTCAGTGGGAATGCTGCACAAGAGCAAGCCGCCCACTTCCACATTGTCTTTGAAGCGAGAGTTATGATCAGACATGACCATAAGCTCCGGGAAGTCCTTTGCGATCACAGGCGTATAGCCCTCTCGAAAACGACTCGAAACATTCTTGTTGTCTTCCTGACCAAGGGTAGAGGTGCGGACCCAACGGAATTTTAATCCGTCACGGGGTTCGGGGGTAGGAAGCAAAGATTGTCTCTGCCAGCCCTTCCGGCGTTCTGAACCTTCACGGGTAGTTTCGGTGCGTGGGGTGCGTTCAGCCATTGGACGAGTCCTTCAAAAGTTGCGCCGCATATTGTTGGGGAGTCAGACCAAGTCTCTTGGCGAGAGAGACCTGCGTCGAGGACAGGGTGATTTTGCGTGGATTTCCATTGGTCTGCCGACCGCCGGGAGCAACCACGTTGCTAACTTGCTTACGCTGAGTCCTGTCCTCAATCTTCGCGTTAGCAAATTTCTCAGGGAAGACCCTACGAATAGAGTCGTCGATGCGATTGTAGTACTCATTTGATTCTGGATCAACACCTTCGCTGATCACATCCTGACTGACGCGCAAAGCATATGCCGTCATGTCACGATCAGAACCGTACCAGTTGTTCTTGGAAGCCCAATCAATGGCCTTGTTCGATGCCCTTGGCTGCGCTGGTGCTTGCTGCGGAACCGGGCTTGGCTCCACTTCAGCCTTCCGTGGCTTCATGCCATTCAGACGGTACTCTTCGTTCTTGAGTTCCGTCATCTTCATCTGTGCATCGGCAATAGCGTTTGCATCACCAATCTCGTAGGCATTGGTGTATTCGCTCTTTACCTTTTGCAGTTCCATAGAGAGCCGCTGCTTTGCCTGATTGATCAGGACTCCCTCGCCCTCTTCAATGGTACGGCGAAGCATGAGGTTGTCCTCATGCAGCTTCTGTGCTGCACGGATAGCCTCATCGGAGAGGCGCTTTGCCTCTTCCTTGCCACGGCGTTCTTCATGGAACTCATAGCGAAGCTTCTTGATGCGCTTCTGGACGCTCTCTGAGTAGGATGCAATCTCGTCATCCTCAGGGATCTCAGGCTCTACACCATCAGGACGGCGGGCCTTATCACGGTCCTGCTCAGGCGTGTCATCGACAATCTCAACCTCAAAGTCGTCAGACAGATCTAGGTCGATGTCGGTATCAATCTTCTCGTTACTCATGCGCGGCTATACCCCCGTGGATCTTCAACAACTGCCTCAACCGTATCATCGTTGATCAGTCGGTACTCTTTCCCATGAACCTTGAAGCGCGTCCCTGAGTAGGAACGGAAGATGACGAAGTCACCCTCTTTGCACCAAGCACCATTTGGAAAACGGCTTGCATCTGAGTAAGCTTCTGGGCCTACCTTCAAGACAACACCAACCAAGGATGCTGTCTCTTCTGCGTTGCGGATCTTGTCTGGGATAATGACGCCGCATTCAGTCTTCACGCTAATCTCAGGGATTGCGATCAGGATTCGGTAGCCGCGAGGTTCCGGCAATTTTGCCATTGTAACCTCGTCTTCTTTGCCTGTCTCGTTAGTGTACATCTTTCCTCCAGCAGTGGTTAAGGCCCACCGACACCTGCTGCTCAAGCAAGACTTAGCTCTCAAGGAACCTTTGTTCGATATCCTTGATGTCGCCTTCTGTCTTAAGGAGAGATGTGTACTCACCCACCATTCGACAGTATTCTTCATAGTTCTTTGCTCCACCATTCGCCAGAAAAAGTTCTATATCACTTTTCTGTTGTTGCAAGCGACTAATGATAGCTTCAAAGATTTGACCCTCCATCATTCACCCTTTTTCTGAGCTTGTGTTTCCATCTGAGCCAGTGACTTTGCGATGTCGATGCCCATGCGGACACCCTCCCTCTTGTCATTGCGGTCTGCATCCTCAGTGTTCTCAGCGATGCGGACACCAATCCTTGCACCCTCACGGGTATCTTCGGACTGAATGCGCTCACGCTGCACAGCAATGTTCTCAGACTTGTTCTGTGCATCAATCTGCAAACGCTGCTGCTCAATCTGAAGGTCGCCTTTGATCTTCATCTCTTTGAGTTCAAGCTCTTTCATTTGCATCTGAAGAACAGGGTCTTGAGCCTGTTGCTGTGCTTGCTGTTGTGCAGCTTCCGCTTGGTTCTTGGCAAGAAGTTTTTGCGCTGCCATCTGAGTTAGCTTGGAAAGCTCCAACTCAACATCCTCAGGCATTGGCTCATTCTCACCCGGCAGAGGTACGCCAAGCTGCATCTCAATCTCTTTGCGGTACTGCCATGCAACGTGATCGTTGATGTGTGCCGTTGCCGCCGCTTGAATGGCTTCAGCAAAGGGAGACTGACCAAGGATCTGTTGGATCTTGGGGTCTTGCATGGCTGCTTGGTGTACAGCGATGTGTGCCTCATGGTCCTGATATGCAAACGCCTTCACAGGCTCCTGCTTCAGGATAGCCATGTTCTCACTGACGGGGTCTTTTGCCTTGATGTCATCGGGAAGCTTGATGATGTCGGCAGCATCCTGAATACCCAGAACCTCAAGCATCTGACGGTGAAGCTTGCCCATGTCATACAGTTGCGGTGCTTGCGTCGATAGCTGGAGTGCAGCCTGATACTGCATGATTCTCTGTGCCATCGTGGATGCGTTGGGGTCTGAAACCGGAATGACATCGACGCGACCATCAAAGTCGTCAATGCGGTTGAAGTCACCACCCATGTCGTATGCATAGGTCTCGTCCATATGATCGTGGATGATCTCAACAATCAGACGAAGCTCATCCTTCATCGCTGCATGGAGTCGTGCCTGAACACCAGACATGACCTTCATGTTTCGCTCAAGCAGTGCAAGCGTAGTACCAACAGGTGCTTGAGAGTTCATGTCGCTGATCTGAACATCAGCCACGGAACCGATACGGCGACCCT